TCTAAATGCTTTTGCTGCCGCCATACCAAAAGCTGCAAGTGGTACAGTTAAACCTACAGTAAGCTGTCTACCAGCCCACTGTGTATTCTTACCCCAGTTAATTAGCTGATTAGATCCATCCATCATAACCTTATTCATGATGGCTAGTTCTTGTCTTAGAAGCGCTGACTTATTCTTTGTAACGTCTAGTCCAGATTGAACCATTACGTTGTACTGCATTAATCCTTGTGCATTCTTACCAATAGGCTGGATTATTGCATTCTCAAGCATAACCTGCTGCTTGGCTAAATCTCTAACTAGTGAACTAGTCTTTTGTGTATGTCCTTGCCAAGTTCTAAAGTATTGGCCAAGCTTCATTCTTCCGCTATCTAGGTTTTGACCAAACTTAGATACGTCTGAAGTTAATGTTACGAAGTGTCTAGAGAACTGGCCAGTGGAGCGCATGGTTTCGTCAAACTGACGATTCATGACTCCAACCTGGCTAGTCAGATTCTTATTTAAACCAATTGTTGTAGCTTGGAGTTTTAAGAGTTGCTGAGTAACCGCTTGTAACTGCGCTGTTAGGCTAGAAAAATTAGCCGTCGCAGTTATGTTGGTTACTATATTTTGATCTGCCAACTCTTACTCCTTTTTGTATCCGAGGCCAGCTCCGATACCAAATCCTGCGTCTGATGCAAACTGACCTTGTAACGAAACAACATCTGATGCATCTGCAGTAATTCCAAGTGCTTTTCTTTTTACATCTTCAAAGCTCTTGGGGCTTTCTTCTTCCTCGCCACCTTCAAGGTCTACACCTTGTATTGCAGCTAAGAACTTTCTTTTTTCTGACTCAGACTTTTGCATAGATGTAAAAGTCTGAATAAGTTCTGGCATTGAAAGGTTGTCTTCCAATTCCTCGTAATTCTTATAGTTTCCTATTAGAAATACTTCTCCTTCTAAGGCAGCTAGATCTAGTTCTGACCAGCTAGAACCGCTGCTGCTAGCAAATTTGGATCATCCATCTTAATGCCGCCGCAAACTTCAAGGATACGATTAATTGTTGGTACATCTAATACGTCCTCAAATGCGTCTCTATCTGCAACTAATTCTGGAAGCTGCTTCTCTAGTGCTACTGCACAAGCATCAATAAGAATTGTTAAAGTTTCATCTTCTGTAGTTACTTCTGCTGTCTTGCTAATTGCAGCCATAAACTTTCTAAGCTCTTTAATTGTTAAAGGCTTTAGCTTTACGGTTGCCCCGTTTTGTAGCTGAATTTCTTCTACATCATATACTGTTGTTGCCAATTTAAATCCTCCTAGGATCTCGTCTTAATTATTGTATCATATCATAAATACCATAGCAATAGAAAACCCCCCTAATTTCTTAGGGGGGTTTTATTAATTAATAAGAATTAATTATGCGCCTGTTGCGTTAAGAACTCGGTCTACGATGAAACCGTATTCTTGACCAGCCTTTGAGCCGTCTGGAAGCAAGCGGAATGTAACTGGGAATGTTGATGCTGCGTTACGAGCCAAAGAGAACTGTGACTGTTGTACAGAAAGAACACGACGTGCATAGTATACACGCTCTGCCTTTGTTACGCCTGCTCCAGAAGTTGGTGCCTGACCTACTGCAACAAGCTGACGCTCTGTTGGAGCCTCACCTAGTGCTCCACCAGCAATACCAAGCTTATCTACTGTTGATCCTGGTGTTAGTGTGCTTGAGCTCTGACCAAATACTGTAAGAACGTTCTCTAGAGTACCTTCTGCCATTTCTGTAGCGATCATAACTTCCATTGACTCCTTGAAAAGCTTTGCTGTATCAAGAAGCTGATCTACTGTAACTGAACCGTATGATGGGTTGTATGTTACCTGAAGACCATTGTTTGTGTAACCAACGTTTCTGTAATAGAATGCTGGTGTTGTTGATGCAGTTACCTCGTTCAAAGTATCTGTGTAAGACTTTCCATCAACTGTTGTTGTTGGTGCTGAAAATGCTGGTGCTGTAGAACCTTGTTCTCCAGGTGCAAAATTTTCTACATATCCTGCTGATGTAACGTCTAAGTTTGAAATAAATAGTGGTGAAGCACCAACTAGAATATTCTTAGCATTACCTGCAATTTGATTTGCCATGTTGTAAAACCTCCATTAAATAAATATATATATTGACTTACTTTAAATTAAGCTGGCTAGGCTCTTTTCCTCTTGGTATAATTTTATCTTACAATCAACTAAAAGGCAAACTAGTCAAATCTGCCTTTAGGGCCTACTGTCCTAGAGTACTTGACCTCTATTATGACATCTGCCGCCAGGAACCCTGCTAGCTCTGTGGATGGCTCTGTTGGAGACATCTCTAGGATTAGGGTGTTGTGAAATATGATCTTGTCTGTTGATTTTGAGTTATTTAGGTCTCTGGCTGAATCGTCCATTCTTCTAAATACATCCATCATCATATTTCTTATTATATTGATTTCAGCAAAGTCTACTGAGTATATTGTAAAGGATATCTTCTCACAGCATATAAGCCAGTTTTCTTCATAGGTGCTACCTATCTTGTCATAGACTATATGAGTCTTGCCGCTCAAGAACTGATTCATTTCTGGTGCCTGTTGAACTGGAATGATTGGGATTATAGATTCGCCAAGGTTATCGCTGTAGTAAGCGTTTGCATCAATTATATTGTTTGACAAAAGTTCTTGCCATATATGCTTTCTTATCTCGTACATAGCGTCTATTCCATAGTTAGGCATTAAAATACTCCTCCGAATTTTTCTGTTAGTGCCGCTTCGGCCTGTAGTCTAATTGTACCTGGACTAAAGGAATAACGCACCTTAGCAATAGATGAGGGGACTTTCATTGCTCTTTCAAACTTGGCTCCAAATAGGTTCTGAAATCCAGACATTTTTATTGAGTTGCTTACCATTGGTCCACTAAAGTATCTGCTATATGTTAAATCAAACTGGTTAGTTGAGGCTCTTCCTCCAGGACTTTTAACTGTAACTGATTTGCCCTTTGGCATAAAAACTTTTTCGCCATCTATTTCAAATACAAGACGCTCTGCAGATTTTGGCCTAATAGTAATAGGCATTCCCTTTTCCATAACAGATGCTTTTCTTTCAAACACATACTTGCTAGTCTGCTCTCTATTTTTAGAAGGGACTGAAGACTTTGACAATTTAAACTCGTAATTAATTCTGAATGATAATCCGACTCCATCTAATTGATTTAACTTAAATAGACGACTTGTAGATTGTCCTGTTTTATTCCATTCATAAACATGATGAAGAGATTTAGGTTTTGTTCTTGCTTGAGAGTCTATAAACAATCCAAAATCTTTTTCTATCTGATTAAATATTGTTGTTTTAAATAGTCTTTGAAATGATTTATTTGATTCTAGTCTTGCTGCTACATTAGCCTGATAGTATAAGAATGCAGATATCTGTGCCACATTGCTATCTCTTAGAACACCCGCCTGGGCTGAGCCTACCATCAATCTCTCTAGACCAGAAGAAGCTTGAAGCAGTGCTACTCCGTTAGTCTCCAATTAATTGGCTCTCTGATCTTTTAGCTATTGCGTTATAAGCCATCAAGTTACCAAATGGGTCTGTTATTGGTGTTGAGCTTGTTATTTCAAATACTGTCGGTGTGTCATTTGGGTAATTCAATTCTACCCAAATTGGGTTGCCAGAGTTATCCCTAATGTTTGTAACCTTTTCCCTATATGTCAATCTAGTCTGGGTTCTAATTTCAATAGTTTGGTTATCTACATACTTAACAGAAATAGATCTGTTGTCTCCGCCTCTACTTGTAGCAGAATTAGTTATTATTCCTTTTGCAAAACAAGGTATAGTTCTTTGATATATCCAAGACTTTTTGATGGAGCCAGTGTTTGGATCCTGATAATCTTCTTGAGAATAAACGTCTATTTTCATGCTAAGAATAGAGTCTACGATTCTGTTCATTATATCAAAACCATTGTGCTTAAGACATAATCTGACAAAAGCTGATCTGCATAGTTGTTTCCTGTGCCACTAAATATTGCACTGTCATATTCAAACTGCCAGTCAAATGTCTGTATGCTCTTTAAGTACTTGTTTCTCCAGTCTTTATCTTTAGAGAAGAAGTCTTTCATTAACTCTATAGTGGCTAATTGAACTTCATGCGGAACTTCGTCCCAGCCATATCTTCCTTCAATTCTGTATGATCCCCCGTTTACAAAAGATCCACTGCCATAATCATTGATGCTTGGAGGCACCATTCCATTAGCTGTATAAACAACATTGTCTAGAAGGCCAGACTTATTAACCTTTATTCCAAAACCACTTGAAGATATTTCTACTGGTACATTCCAGTTATCAATATTATTTAATCTATCTACTAATAGTATGTCATTAAGATGTATAGAGTGTATCTCATTTATCTTATATGGAAGAGGGAGAACTTCTGATCCAGTAGCATAAACTATGTTTACGTCATCATACAAATAAAACTCTTGACCAGTGTAGCTCTCGATAAGCTTTCTTGCATATTTTTCAGCTGCCGCTAAATCTGCAAAAGTTTTATAGTTCGGGTCAGATTGGTCAAAGCCAAATCCTAATGAGTCTGCAGCTTCAGTTAAATCAACATATGGCTTTACTACATCAAGAAGGTGCTCTTTAGTTACGCTTTCTTCGTCGACCTCATACTCCCATACCAATTTTAATGTTCTTGGTCTATCTGTAAGAGAAATTGGAGGATATACTATATACACGCCTCTATCTGTTTCTGCCTCTTCTGCAATTTCAGTTAGAAGTAAAGTGTTTGGATTTATAGAAGGCTCTATTGAAGGATCGTTAGTTACGTCATAAAATTTAACAGTAGGCAAAGAGTCTGCTTGGGCTATCCCGCCCTTCCAAAAGACTCTCTGCTTTACTGGTGAGTTTGTTCCTACTATAATTTCCATTTGTTGCGTTTAAGCTTAGCCGTAATATTCCTGAACTTCCTTTGGTGTGGCTAAACGAAAACCCTCCTCTTTATCAAAAATTTGTTGAGCTGAATCTTTATTCATTGCTACAAACGGATGGGTCTGAGTAAATGTGTGCCCCATAATATCGTATCTATGGTTTGCTCTTGTCATCATAACTAGTACTGTATCTTCTGTGCGCTCTGCCTTTGGATCAAATACGGGTAAGACTTCAATCTCTTCTTTTGCATCTTCTACATCTTTAAGTGTTTTTTCATATACCGCATATGTAACACCTTCTTCTGCTAGGGCTGCAACTATATCCTGTTTGTTCTTTAGTCCGTCTGTTTCAACTGCAAACTCTTCTGCAATTGCCTTTAGCTCTGAGACCTTTAATTTGTCAAAAGACATTTAATACTCCTTTTTCTAGGTAAAACCATTATAGCATTGTATAATTAAAATGAAAAGCCCCCAAAATTAATTGGGGGCCTTTCTTGGATTAATTCCTAATTAGGAAGCAACCTTAACGTTCTTTACAACTACCCAAGCGTCTGCCTGCTCGATTTGAACGCCAACACGAGTATACATTGTGTACTCGATTGAGTCCTTACGTGGCCAGAAGAATCGGTAAACAGTTACGTCACGCTTAACACCAACAACAACGTTGTTAGGGAATGTCAAGTGAACATCTCCGTGTGATCCTGTAGCCTGTGCGTAATCGCCAGTCTGTGTCTCTGGAAGAAGTGGAACTTCAACGATTGGAATACCGAAAGCGTATGGAGCTACGTATCCTGCTGGTCCACCTAGTGGCGCAACATCTCCACGGATGATGCCTGAAGCAATATCCTGTGGGTTAACATTCTGAATGTTTTGTGATGTTGAGTATAGGTAATCCTGGATCAAGTTTGATCCTGCAAGGAAGCGTAGGTCTGTACGACGCTGCTTGTACTTACGTGGAAGTGCCTTAAGTGCTGAGTTAAATACAGCACGAGAAAGTCCTGCACCTGCTGCGTCTACGACGTGTGCATTTGCCTTGGCCTTCTTTACAACACCATCAAATGCCTTGTATAGAGCATCTGAAGAAAGTGCTGTGTTACCGTTAAGTAGAACGTCTTCAATATCGTTTCCAGCCTGAGTTGCCATCATACGTGCGATGTGGTCTTCTAGATCTGGACCTTCGATATTGTCTTCTAGTGACTCTGTTGAGAGCTCCCAGTCAAGACGTAGCTTCTTTGTTGTGAGAGAGATCTTTGAGAATGTGACTGCAGCGTTAACGCCTGTGTTGTCACCTTCTGAAGCGAGCTTCATAAGCTTCTCGCCTACGCCGATTCTGTCGATTTCTGTTGTGTCAGACTTCATTCTAACTGTACGTGCGACTTTTCCGATTACGGTTGCGTCGAACATATAGTCTAGGAAACGAGCTGATTGCTCTGGGTTGAGAAGACCACCATTGCCGTTTTCAGACGCAGTGTGAATTCCATCTCCACCAGTTGTGGATGCGAAAGTACCTGTAGCTGTTGTACCAGCTGCGATTGCTTTCTCTAATGTTTCATTACTCATATTATTTCACCTACCCTAGTTAAATATTTCGTTTACGGAACCGAGGAAAGAACCGTTCCATTTTGATTTGTTTGTTGCTAATACCGCAGACCCGCCAAGGTCTGAGGACTTCTTGATTGCTGTATCGCCTTCTACGGCATCTACACGCTTTTGAACACCATCAATGGTGCCCTTTATTTCTGTTACAGCTGCACTAAGTGCGCTGTGCTTTTCTGCTAATTCTGTAATCTGAGCATTTAAGCCCTTGCTAAAAGTCTCTACAGTTTCTTTAATTTCAGAAACCTGCAATGCATTTGCCTCTGTAGCCTTGCTAAGAGTATCTGCAAAGAATCCCTTTAGGTCTACTAACATTTTTGCAAAATCAGGCTCTTGAACTTCAACTGCAGCTGATGCATCTGCATCTACTGACTTAAAGACATTTACAGAAGCAGAATCTGCATCTTCTGCTTCAGCAGCTGGTGCATCTTCGACGGCTTCGACCTTAGTCTCTGCCATGGTCTCTTCAACGACTACAACTTCTTCAGCAGCTGGTGCTTCCACAACTGGTGCTTCTGCTGCAACTGAATCTGTACCGTGTACGTTTAGTTTTTCCACTTCATTACCTCCTTGTACGTTTGCCTGTTTTGCTATTGTTTGTGTTGCAGGCAACGGAACTCTTGACTTCTTAAATGAAGCAAGAACTTTGTCTATCTCTTTTGATTTGTTTATGTCTGAGCTTTCAACCCAGCCAATTAGCGTAGCTTCTTTTCCAGTTACTGGAGAAGAGTATGTCTTGTCTGTCGAGATGAAAACAGAGTCGCTATCTTCGCAATAAAAAATATTTTCTGTGACAACCTCTGTTGCCATTCCTTTAAAAATAAGCTGACCGTTTGCCTTTTCAATTGAAATAATATTACACATTTCATTGGCTGGTGAATCTACAATTGAAAGTTCTACTAGATCATATTCTTTGATAAATCTAACAGTTTCTCCTGTTGACTTATTAATCTCATTGTCTGCATCTTTAATTTTTCCGCCGATTGAAAATCCAGATAAAGTTCCATCAAGAACTTTTTCCCAAGTATCCTGTGCGCCCTTTGATATGTATGAAGTTACATAAACGCCATTATAAAATTCTTTTGATTTTTGATCGTAGTAGGTTTCTGGTTTAAAAGAAACAACTTTACCAACTGCAAGTGGCTGATGCATCTCTCTAAGATTTCCTCTAAAAGCTTCAAATGCTTTTAGGCTCGCCTCTGCTGTTACGACATCACCAGTCTGATCAACATTGTCTAACGTTGCAAATCCAGACACAGTTCTATTCTCTCTGTTTACTTTTGTAAACGGAACAGATAAATGAAGGTTTTGGCCGTCAGAGGACCACTGACTTTTTTCGATGTTCATATGCTTAATTTTATACTTATCTATCTAAAAAGGCAAATCGTAGTCAATTAGATTCAGTCGACTTGACTGCCGTCGCCTTTTGGATTTCTTGCTTCTCCTGATTTGTCTGGAGAGGCTGCGGATCTCTCTGAATCTCTGGCCCTAGTTTTGCCAGCAGTTGCTCTTTGATCTGCTGCCTGCTGAGGTTTTAATTCAACCATTTCGTCTCCGCCATCTACTGGAATCATACCCTTTCTAATTCTAACTTCGTTAGGGGTAATTACCTGCATTCTTAAATATCTTTCATCTATTTGAGATTGCGTATCTTCGTCGGTCAAAGTGAGCTCTTCGAATTTAATTTTTAGAGCATCTGTTTTTTCTTCAATTATTGCATTAATTCTTTTTTCAAGTCTCATTTGTGCTGGTCTACAGACCTGCTCTTTAAATGTCTTGTCTGCATCACGAGCATTCGCAAGCGATACTCCTTCTGGGACTCCAATTTTAGTAATTGGAACTCTGTGGGCCAATAAAATTTCATCTCTATTAGACTGTCTATATACATTAAATGATGACTCTTGGGCTCCAGCCTCGACTGGCTCCATTTTAAATTCTACTTTATTATCTTGAGTGTCTGCTGGAAGTGGGATATAAAGAGATCTATGATTCTTTCCTTTTAGACCTACCTGGAAAAACTCAAGTAGTTTTCTTTCTGACTCTGGGGAAAGCTTTGCACCCTTTACAGTAATAATATATCTTGGGACCGCTTTATTTTCAAAGTAGTCCAGGTTATATCTGCCAGCAAATTCATTTCCAGCAAGTGGTACTTGGGCTGCTACTATGTCTGGAATGCCATAATAGTTATTCATTGGAGTGTACTTCTTGAGATGAATAATTTCATTTGGTCTATCTTCTACATCACCGATTGGATTTGGTGTTTCTAGGTCTCCAAAGTTTCTAAAGAATACAGCCTTGCCATAAAGCAATTGCATAAATCCATCACGAAGTCTTCTTACTCTCATTGTTTTAGCTGGGATATGACCAATATATCCTATGTCTCCTGCTGTGGTTCTTCCTATTTCAATGTATCCATTGCCTGTAGCTTCTAAATCAGTATATACTTTAATTAAAGTTTCTGTGAAAGTGTCTTCATCATTAGTAGAATCAATCCACTCCTGAAGATCTTGCTTTAACTTATTAAGCTTTCTTCTGGCTCTCTCTAATTGCTTGTTGTCTGATATTGCGTCAATTGCGTCATTGGTTTTTCTTGTTTCAGAAAACGAATATCCTAGCCCAACTATGTTTGCAACCTTTGCATTGATTGCTGCATAGTTATATGTTGATACTTCGTATACTTGTGAAAGATACTCTAAATTATATATTGGTTGAACAAGGTCAAACATAGCGTAGCCAGTTACCGCCTGCTGCAATAAATTCTGCTGTGTTGCTGCTCCGTCTTTGCCAGTAAATGATTTTGCAAAATCTCTATTTACTTTTCTCTTAAAGTTTGTGCCAAGGCCTCTTACTTTTTTAAGTTCTTCTATGCCTATTGCAAATGGATCGACGTGCTCTTTTTCTTTCTTAAAAGAAAATAAATCAGAGCTATTTTTTACAGATACCTCGTAAGAATCTTCTGGGCCATCTTCTAAAAATTGTGTCATGTTACTGAGCCCCCTCGAAGAACTGAATCTTTATATTCTCCAATATCTAATGGGTCTGGTGTAAGTCCCCATTTTAGTCTTTGGTTTTGATACTCAAACTCTTCATCATCTATTTTGCGTCTGCCCGCTAAAAATTTTGGTTGTCCCTCATAAATACCATAGTGTCTTACAGCATCTGCTAGCGTAGCCATTCTAGAACGATTACCCTTTTTAGATGTTATAGACAAGAAGTTACCATCATCGTCACCAATCCAGCGTCCGTCTGGCATTTCCCAAACATATATTCCTAGAGTTGTCTCTTCGATAACTTGACTTTTTTGATTTAAGATTTCCATATGTAAAACAGTTTATCATTATTTCTAGCAAAAGTCCAGCCTGTGTGCCATGACAATGCACTTTTTTTAATAATTGTGTAGGCTATTCGCCAAATGACCTTACGAAATAGGAGGTTCCGTCAAGACCCTGACTGCTTTCAGATACAGTTAGCCCTGGATCAACCACAATTTTTGAATTATCTGAGCAATACAGTCTATAGTTATTGGCTGCCTCTGTAGGGGTAAATACCTTTTCATAAAAAGCTATATTGTTGTATAGGTTTGAAGTTCCATACTCTGTGTCTAATTGATTTTGATTAAACTTAATGTTTAAGGCAGGCTGGCTCAAGACTATTAATATATGGTGTGATACGTCGTTTAGAAGAAATGTAGATATGTTGGCTTCCGATGTTCTATCTATACCGTTTACATATATAGCAGAAATTCCAGCTTTTGTTATTGCTCCATTTGCCCCCCACTTAATTGATGAAGACGCTGAAGAGAATAATACATTCTGCCCCGCCCGTGGTGTAAAGAACATCTCTATTGTACGTGGCTCAATAGAAAGGTCTACCGAGAATCCATGTCCAGAATACATAGATATACCATTATATTTATTTTGCATTCTTACTGGATAATTATATTGACCTAGAGCGTAGTCGTATTCCGAATATATCTTTGAGCCAGAGTTATCTGAATAGAAATCTTTATTTGAATACATATCAATTTCTAGCTTATTAAAATACGGAAGATCAAAGGATGAGTCATCTGTGGTCATGGTCACTCTTATATCAAATATCGGGCTCTCTGAGTTTTGGTTTTTGTTGTAATAAGGCATGGGTGAATTATTCTTACATATTTCCCATGGCTGATCTGGTATCTTTATTTCAACTAAAACATTGTCTACGTCTTGACCATAGGAAAGTCTAGAAGAAACAATATCTTCAGGGTTTGAAATATATAGTCTGTCTTCAAACACAAAAGATTTTGATTCTGCTATATCTGTTTTTTCAAACTCAATCCTATTGTAAACAGAATTATAATATCCGTCTCCAGAAGCAATTTCTTCTAAGCTTTTTATTCCAGGATATGTGTATGAAATGTCTGGTCTTATTGATGTTGAATTTAATGAGAAAAATATTCCATTGTTTGAATAAACAATTTGTGAATACTTAGTTTCTTTATACCCAGACACATAGTGATTTAATATTTTTTGTTCAGTTAGCTCGTAAGCATAAATTGCTGCTGAATCAACAATAAACTTTTTTCCTACATTAGCTGGGCCTAAAGATAAATTTAAGCTTGTATTGGTAAATTTAAAGCCCTTGGTGACTGGACTTTCGGAAGCTATTTTGCCGTTTACATACAAAGATATTTTATCCTTGGAAAATATTCCAACGACATGCATAGCCTCATTTTTTGTGACTTTGTGCCAAACGGATTGTGTGGCGCTGCATTTAAAAATAATGTTTTCATTTTTATAGAATAGGCCAATTGAGTTTGCAGCATCTCCCATAATAAGATATTCTTCGTTGTCATCTTTGTCTGGACTAAACCATATTTCGAATGCAAATGCGCCGTCTGGATTTCTATTCATTCCAAGACCTAGTGCTTTCAGGCTTATTTGAGCATCTTCATTTATCTCAGTTCCTCTAACTCCCGCCCCAATAATAGGAAGCACTTCCATGCTTGAAGTATTAATTGCATACCCTTCCATGGAGTTTCCAGTGTAATCAATTATTGGCAACCCACTAACGGCAGCATATGAAACTCCGTTGTCTCTTAAGTCTGCGTATGTTGAATATAGTGTAGTTAGATTGCTGTATACTCCAGCTTCACCAGAACGAACTTCATCCAATAAGAAAAATGCAACTGGATTATCTTTTAAGACAGTGTATTTATATGACATGTCTTAATTCTCTTCTAAGGCTTTAACTCTCGCTGTAAGCTCTTGAACTGCTTTTATTAGTGGTGAAATAAATTGATCGTATCTTAATCCCTGCATTGAGTCTTCTTGAGACATGTCTATTTTTACCCATCCCGCAAAATCTTCTACTCCAGACTGATCTAAAACCTCTTTAACTTCTTGTGCTATTAATCCGTAATGAGTTCTTGTTCCAGGAACTGAAACTATATCTCCGTCAACTACTTCTTTACCGCCTTCAATAAATTTATAGCTAACTGGACGTAAAGAATTAACAAAGTCCAAGCCGAGAAGTGAGTCAGAAACTCCTGTTTTCAATCTTTCGTCAGATGTATTTATTGTTCCTGTGTTAGAGTATATTGTTTTCCAAAATCTATTTGATGCTACTCCAGCACCTGCATCTATAGGCTGGCCTATTGAGTATAAGTTGTTTGCTAGTGGATACCAGTTTGAATTTACTCCATAACCAGATGTTGTAGGTATGTTTAATGAAATAGTTGTTGGTATTGGATCTATTGTTGCGCTTGATCCAGGAATTCCTTGTGGTCCTTGAGCACCTGTTGCACCAGTTGCCCCCCTTGGAATCGTAAATGCAAATACAGCATTTGTAGCTGTTCCAGTATTAACTACTGAAGCATTTGTTCCAGCCGCACCTGTTGTAGTTGTTCCAACTGCTAAGGTTGTAGGGCCCTGTATCCCTTGTGGCCCTTGTGGACCCGCAGGCCCTTGTGGCAAAACTAAATTCAATACTTGAGATGGGCTAGTTCCAGTTATTGTTGCACTTGCAGACACGCCTTGGTCAACAGTTCCTATTGATAAAACATTAGATGGGCCTGGCCCACCAATTATTCCATCGACACCTCTTGGTAAAACTAAATTGAGTATAGCAGCCTCTGGGGTTCCAACATTTACTACAGAGGCTGGAGTTGATGCGCTAACAGTTGTTACAGTACCTATTTCTAAGGTTCCTGAAGGGCCCTGTGGGCCAGGATGATCATCCAGATAGGCATCTACATCAGCGGCAAGGTATCCGAGGTCTCTAGGGACATCTGGAGTATCTGTATATTGTGGGTATCTAAACCCTTTGCCTGTTGTGCTCATTTTTTTATTATACCACCTATCTACTTAATATATACATGTGCTGGGCTCATGTACCTTGTGCCAGAAATAATAGGCTTTACTTCATGTAGGTATGGAAGTTGTGAGGGGAACATAATCATGCTTCCAGCCTTTGGCTTAAGTGTGATATTTTGATTTGGGAAATGAATTTCCCCTCCCTCGTAATCATCGTTTATGTATGCAACAAGAGAGAATGCTAAAGTAGAGTCTCCGTCTTGTCCATCAAAATGAGGCCCCATGTATTGACCTTGATTCCATTTTTTAATAGGCAATTTGCTTAGTGGTAAATTGTAATTATTTTTATCTAATCCGTGTCCAGATAGATATCTTTCTGAACACATTTCAAATGCCATCGAAAAGCTATTTCCAATATATAGTGTTTTTTTATCTATTGAATCAGATCCAGTTGTATCTTTTAAATTAGAGGTGATTATATTTTTAGTAGCACCATATACAAAAGAGCTATCGTCGCTTGCCGTCCAGTTTTCCCATTTTGATATTCTTTTATATGAAAGCGGATCTGAGTCTATTTCTTCAATAAACTGTTTTAAATGTTCTGGATAGCTAAGAGCATTTTCCCAATACCATATTTGTGGATCCAGCACTTGTAAATCAAACATTACAAATTGTTTGAACTCTATTTGATTCTGCATGTTATCCCTCTACTTCTGATGCTGGATACTGTTCGCCTTTAGGTGTTATTCTTATGCCTTTATTTCTGTAGTCTTCCCACTCTATGGCTTGTTCTGCTTGCATTGCCCTAACTTCAGCAAGCTCTGCGGCCCAGGCATCTCTAACTTCTTGAGGATAATCTTCTTCTTCTCTGTCATCCCAAAATGATCCAAGTGTGTATCGTATTGATTTTTTAACCGTAGTAACTTCATGCATATTATGAAAACCACCAGCAAAAGTTACAAGGGTTCCAGTTTTAGGAACGATTGTTAATCCGTGTTTAAAGTTTAGTACTCCATCTTCAAAGTCGTCATTTAAATACAGAAAGGTTGCGTATCTACTTCTAGTAAATGCTCCAGATACACCTTCATTTGAAGTATTATCGGAATGCATATTGGCAAATGCTCCTGGTGCCCATCTTTGTGAATGCCAGCTTATTTGAGACATTTGTTCTGGATCTTTGCCAGCCATATCTGCTGTTGCGTTTATGACTCTTTGTCTAAGGTCTTGAAAAAAATCTCCTGGCAAGCCACAGGCAATTGTGTCTGGGTCATTTAGTTCTGGAGTTCCAGAAGAGTATGACTCATAAAAAGAAATTGGCATCCATCTTAGCTGATCTTTTTCCATTTTAATTGCTAACACATTTATAATTGCTTCACATTCTTGCTTGGTAAGAAAGTTGTCATAAGACACAATGTCTTCTTTATGTCTTGTTATAACCATTTCTCTTTCCATATTTTATTGCCCTCCCATATCTTGAGGGTTATACTCTTCGTATGAGACAACAGATCCGTCTTTAAAATATACCATGTTTCTTTTATCTTCATAGTCTATTCTTTTGGCTTCCATTTGTGCCCACTTGTATGCACCATAACGTCTTTGATTAGCCAGCCATTCTTCTGTTCCATTATGAGGAACCATTATAAAGTTTCTAACAAAAAACTTTTCATTTGTATTAATTGTTTTAACACCATGAAAATATGGTTCAACAGAAGGAAATACTAGGATATCTCCTGAAACTGGTTTGTGATTTATAAATTTGCCATCTACGTAGAACTCTATATCTCCACCATCATAGTCATCATTAATATACATGGTGCATGTCAAAAAGAACTTGTCTCCAGGCATGTCTCTTTGAGACGTAATGTGGTCAGTATGATACTGCATAGTCATATTGTTCTGAAGCATATCTATTTTTGCATTATATTTAGAGTACGAGCATCCGCTAAAACGCCATCCTTCTGGAAGATCAATATTGTGTCTTTCTACATAATCTAAAACAACCTTAGTATATGCGTCTTCTATCTCATCAACAAAGGCTTTTTCTTTTATAAACATTTCAGAGCTAACTATGTCTGTCGAGCATTCTGACATCTCTTTTTTTTGCGTATATGTTCCAAAATGTGACCACTGATCCCAAGCTTTCAAAAAATACTTACCATTTGATTTTTTTTCTGACTCATTCATTGTTGCATAAAGTTCAGATGGGTTATTCAAAACATTTCTGTATACATCTATATTTGGGTAAATCTCTACATATTCTAAATTGCTCATGGCTGTCTTTCTCCTGTATGCTTAGTTATCGTCCAAAAAAATGGCGACGTAAATCTATTACCAGATTTAACTGGCCTAACTCCATGCGTATAATTCATGTCGCCTGGAAAAAAATATGCTGCTCCAGCTACTGGTTTAAATTCAATTCCGTGTTGAGGGAAATAAAGTTCTCCGCCTTCATAGTCGTCATTAAAATAAAATAGTCCAGCTAGATCATACCATGGAAAGTCGTTTGGCCTTCCTTTTTCTGGTCCAGAATGAAACTCTTTGTCTGCATGAGGCTCTTGCCTTGCTCCTACTGGCCAACGCACAATTGCTGGTCCAGTCTCTTTTGCATCTACGTTAAAAAATGCATCTACTTCTATTTTTAATCTATTTATCATGCTATATATTAACTCAAGTATGCTTGGGTCTGAGGCCATAAGAGAGTTGTACGTACATACACGATCTTCCCAAATTGTATGGTCGTATAAAACTAGCCCATCTTCATCTCTATGTGTTTCTGTAATATCCCAAATTTTATTGTTTAATGCAAAATTCATTAGCGTTTCTCTTTCTTCTAAAGAAAGAAAATCTTTTATTTCAACAATATTGTCTGAAGAGTTCCCAAAAAATCCAGATGGAGTTATAGACTTAGGTGCTTTACCAGCCCAATCATTTTGTGCTTTCATTTTTGCCTCCATAACTCATTATAGCATTATTAACTTTTAATCTTATTGACTTTACCTGATGAGAGCCAATTTTTCTTTTTAAATGATCAACTGCGTCTCTGTAGAAGTTAGACCATGTTCCAGATTGATTTAAAGCTCTAATAGCTTCAGAGTAGTCATTAGGATTTTCTATATCATTATATACTGGCTTTGGGAATTCAGAAAGTGGTTTAAAAATCATTTCTGAATTATTCAATGACTCTAAATCTATTGGCATTACAGATATAACTGGGGTCCCAGCTTTTATTGTTATAACCTCATTTGGTTTTGTTATCATCCAGGCAATAGGCAACTCTCCTGTAAAAAACGAACTACTAATTAGTGTTGTAAATGGAACTGCACCATCAATAAATAAATTTGGTACTGGCATTGATAATAGACTTAAATTTTCACTGGTTTTAAAAACTAGTCCACTATAAAAACTAATTGTTGCATTCGCTCTGCCAGGATAAGCATATTTTTCTCCAGATAATATTTTTACATGATCTGAACTGCTATCAGATATTCCATCCCAAATAAAAGATATGTCTTCTGGAAAAGATATTCCCCATCCCAATTGATTTGTTAGGCTAACTGGAAAACATTTATAGGCATGAGACTCAAACGTCTCTTCCATCCAACTTCTTTTTGCAGAAAGTGGTTCAAGTACTCCTAGGCACTCTCTAGTATTAAATACTTCTATCCTATACATGAGAATTTTTACCAGTTTTTGAATCTTCTTCAACCCATTTTGCTCTCATTTGCATAAACTCTGGTCTGTGTGCATGATCATTATAATCTAGCATAGTAACAATTGAAAACTTCATTCCAGATTCAACTGGCATTGCTCTATGTGAAAATAAATATGTAGATGGGAATATGTATAGGTCTCCCGCCTTTGGCTTAATGTCTAAATTTAATTTAGGGAAATAAAGGTTTCCTCCTTCATAATCATCATTGACATATGCTACCAAAGAAACTGTAGCGCTGTATGAAAATCCATGATCTGCATGCTCTTGGAAATGCTGACCCTTGCCATAGCGGATACAATTCATAACTTCCCAATAGTTCATTTTTACATTATACATTCCACAATAATCATCCACTGCTGGAGACTGATGATTTTTTAAATCCCGCCATAGATCATTGACTAAATTTTCTGTTTCAGAATTAATATTTACAACTTCACCAACTTTAATATCTTCACAATCCCTGTATGAAGGTCTCTTTTCGCTATAACCTACAAAGCCAAAAGTCCATTCGTACCTGGAGTCTCCATCTCTAATAGCAGATTCTCCAATTTTATTTAATCTATCAATCACATTGATTTCTTTTTTAATTACATCTCGATAAACCCAAATACCAGGAGCAAGCTGCTCTTTTGAAGAAAATAAATAATTGTTATTAAAATTTGTCATAAATACATTGTATCATTTGTATATATACAGCACAATAGCAGGGGTTTCCCCCTGCTATTGTTTTTTTATTTTTTAGTAAGCTCTTAGGCCCGTAAAGCCAAATCTCGGTGGGGAGAAGAACCCTGGTGGGGAGAAGAAGCTTGGTGGGGCAAAGAAGCTTGGTGGGGCAAAGAACCCTGGTGGGG